AAAAACAATATTAAATAATTAAGACTATGGCGGATAACGAAAAGAAATCATTTTTTAACTCTAACTTCATGAAGAGTGTAGCTAGTAGATTACCTTATCAGACGCCTAATGCGGAAGATCTTATTGGTAACCTAAACCCGAAGTATACAGAGTTTCAAAATACTGGTGTAAGAAGAACTGAAGCACTAGCTGATCAGTCTGTATTCTATAATAATGACTATAATAGTGTTGCAGCGGGTCAGGTCAGTAAAGAAGGTCAATATGCCGAGCTAGTATATGCTAACATTGAAGAGAATAAGTCAGGTAGATTACGTGACTATCGAATTATGGCGTCATTCGCTGAAATCTCTGATGCACTCGATGAGATATGTGACCAAGTTATTAACATTGACGCTAATGGTGACATTGTTAAACTAAAACTACGCAATACAGATTTAAAAGAAGAAGATCAGCTTATTATTGAGAAGGAGTTTGAAAAGTATATCGACTATTTTGCTCTAGAGAGAAAAGGATTTGAGTACTTTAGACAGATGCTATGTGAAGGTGAAGTATTCTTCGAGCATATTATTCATAAGGAGTATACGAAGGAAGGTATATTAGGTATCGTACAGCTGCCGTCAGATCTTATCGACTCTGTATATGACAATATTCAGAATATGCTCATTAAAGGCTATATTTTACGAAAGCCAGTCTTTGACCCTAACAAGCCTGATAAGGTTGATAAGATGGAGTTTGTGCCGATGGATACTAATCAGGTAACATATGTACATTCTGGTATATGGAACCAAGACAAGTCGTTCCGACTACCATTTATCGAGAACTCTAGAAGAGCTTATAGGCAGTTGTCACTTGTTGAAGATAGTATTGTAATTTACCGCCTAGTAAGAGCACCTGAGAGACTTGTATTCAACGTTGATGTAGGTAATATGGCACCTCCTAAAGCAGAAGCGTATCTTAGAAAGCTTATTCAGCAATACTGGTCAAAGAAAACGTTCGATGTTAACCAGGAAGGTGCAGTTCAGAAGTTTAACCCGCAATCAATGCTCGATTCCTTCTGGTTCGCTAAGAGAGCCGGTTCTGACGGTACATCTGTTACACAGCTACAAGGTGGTGCTAACTTAGGTGAGCTAGCAGATCTAATGTACTTTGTTAATAAGCTCTATAAATCTTTAAAGGTACCGACGAACAGGCTTAATCCAGAGTCTGGAGTTTCAGATGGTCAGGAGATACTACGCGACGAACTTAAGTTCGCAAAGTTTATTATTAGATTGCAGCAGCAATTTGCTTCCGGACTTAAGAATGGCTTCTTGACACATCTAGAGCTTAAAGGTGCTAAGCAAAAATATGGCATTAAGGAGCAGAATATACATCTCGAATTTAATGTACCTACAAACTTCTTTGAATTAAGAGAGAATCAGAAGCTCGAGCTGAAAGCTACTAACTATAATAACTTAGTAGCTAATGAGTTTATCTCTGCCACCTACGGTCAGAAGAAGTATCTCGGATGGAATGAGAATGATATTAAAGCTAATAGAGAACTATTGCGCAAGGACGCTGAGTTTCAATGGGAGCTGCAGCAGATAGCTGGTGGTGGTCCAAACTGGAAGGACGAATTACAGATCGACGCCGGTATGGGTGATGAAGTACCTGGGATGCAGAGCGGTACACCAGCTGGTATAGCACCTGATTTTGGTGGAGCACCAGCTGATACTGGTGGTGAAGCTGATACTGGTGGAGAAGTCGAAGGTGCAGCTGAAGGCGGCGACGCAGGCGGTGATGCTGGTCCAGTAGAGCCTGCTGTTTAGATAAGGTTAAGTGCTCTAGAGAGACACTAATACCGCAGGAGATATATTTATCTATGTAACACGTGTTAAATGCTTGTGTATGTAACTAAATATTATTAATGGCAAAGTGCGATATAAAACCAGTCTCAGCATTTCAGAGTACAAATCTTAGTAGTAAGATCAATACTTTTAATGAACTGAGTGATAGGATTCTTAATACATTAGGTTATCCCTTTATTAATATAGAGATTCATCGTGATAGTCTCTATACTAATATTCAGATTGCTGTTGAGATGTTTACTAAGTTCGCCGGCTACACTCAAGAGTATCTTCTATTTGATAGTGATTTGTATGTACTCAACCAAGGCATCAAATTAGATCACCTCTTTACAATTAATACGATGGATACGTTTGGTCAAGAGTATTTAGATGGTGTAAAATCACCAGACTTTACTAATAGAATTGAAAATAAATCGACTAACGCTACATATATAGCTGCATCAGCTATACCATCATCAGAATTTACTACTAGTAGTGCGCTTTCAACCGTCTTTACGAGCGGTAACAACTTATCCGCAAATGATATTGTCGATGGTACAATATATGATAAGATTCTTGAGGACTTACCAGCGCTCAGTAGCTCATTTATAGTACAACCGGTTAAGTCCTTTAGTATATTAGGCTCTGCATCAGGAGCTGATTCCCCTAATGTCGATACATCGTATTTTAATAGCTACGATTACGATGTGATGGATTACAGAAAAGTTATAGCTGTCCAGGACTTTGAGGAAGGTACATCATCAGGTGTCAATCAGCTGTTTACTATTGAGCAGACAATGGCTCAGCAAACATACTTCAGTTACGCTATGGGCAGCTACGGGTTTGATTTGATTAGCTGGTATGTTCTTAAGGATTGGATGGAGATGCGAGAGAAGCTACTAGCTACAAAACGTAGCTATACATTCGATGATCGTACTCAGATGTTGCGGATGTACCCTCAGCCGAGATCCGGTGGTGGTTCGGCTAGTAGATTCTACGGTGTTGTCATGTGCTCTGTCGAGAGACCGGTAAGAGATATAATTAAAGAGCACTGGGTATACCAATACTCATTGGCGCTAACTAAAATTACGGTTGCAAATATTCGAGGTAAGTATGGGACAGTAACCTTATTTGGAGGTGGTAGTTTAAACTCTTCTGATCTTATGACACAGGGATTAGCAGAGAAAGCTAGTTTAGAGACTATGTTATATGAAGGTGCACCTGGTTTAGGTGACAGTGATCCGCCTATGTTCTTTGTAGGTTAATGAGTAACGAAGCTGGTTATAACTACCTGGACACCTCATATACAGGTACTAGTGCAGCCTATCTATCTGGTATAGGTGATAGTGATCCTTTTAACGTCTTTAGAATTATTGGAGATAGTGATAGAGGTGTCGCTAAGTCTACTACAGCAGGTGAACCAGGTCCGTTTTTTTAAGGAATGAAGAAGAAAAAATATAGGCAGGGTGTATATAAGCCTATTAATAGAAAGAAGTATGACGGGGGTAAGGACCCTGTTTATAGATCTAGTTGGGAGTTAAAATTTTTTAAGTGGGCTGATTCTAATAGCAGGGTACTTAAATGGGGTAGTGAGAGTATCATTGTACCGTATGTGAGCCCATTAGATAAAAGAGTGCATAGGTATTTTGTTGATAACTATATAGTGTTTCTTAATAGAGATAATAAACCTAAGAAGTATCTTATTGAAATAAAACCTAGTGGCTCTGTAGCTAGACCAACAACAACAAAGGCAAAAAAGAAAACTACGCTGATATACGAGCAACGAACTTGGGTAGTAAATCAGGCGAAATGGGAGGCGGCTAAAAGGTGGGCTGATCAAAAGGGGTATGAATTTCTTATTTTAACTGAGAAAGAATTAGGTATACGTTAAGTTTACTAGAATTCTTACTTTTAATGTAGAAAAAGAGTGCGCGTACTATAAATAATTGGTATATGGGATTGAATCTAATAGTCGAAACACCAGCTCCTCGCGAGTCCTTCGAATATGTCGTTGAAGAGGGCTCTACTAAAGGCAAGCAGAGTCTCTTTATTAAAGGCCCGTATATGATGGCCGAAGACGTAAATCGTAACAAGCGTATATACTCTCTTAATGAGATGAGAGACGAAGTTTCACGCTACGAAGAAGAAATGGTCAAGCCTGGTAGGGCAATGGGAGAGCTTAATCACCCTTCAACTGCTGATGTAGATTTAGAAAGAGCTTGTCATATTGTAACTGAGATGTCTCAGGATGGTAATGTATTCTATGGTAAGAGTAAAGTACTATCAACACCAACAGGCCTAATTGTAAGAAGCCTTATTAATGATGGTGTAAGGGTTGGTATGAGCTCTAGAGCATTAGGTCAACTAATACCTGAAAGTAATCGCGACGGTGTTAACCGTGTAAAAGATTTTAAATTAGTAGCAATCGACTGTGTTGCTGATCCTTCCTTCCCAAAAGCTTTTGTTAATGGTATTCTAGAAAGCAAGCAATATGTACTCAATCAGTACGGACAGTTTGAGGAGGCATACGATGATTTCGAAAAGACTATCTCAACTATGCCCCTCAAGAACACAGATGCGTTTTTGAGAGAGAATATGCTAAAATTTATCAAAGGTCTATAAAATATTATGAGTCAACAGAATATTAAGAAGGAAATCGTCAAATTTATCGATAAGGTCATTAATAAGGACTATAAGAACGCTGATTCTCATTTAAATAAGGCAATAAGCGGGAAAATTAAGACTAAAATGATAAATAATAATACAACAATCTTTTAACCTATGCAAAAAATTTCCGACATCTTAAGAGAAGCAACAAACGGTCAAGTCGACGAAGTCGTCTTAACTGATATTGAAAATGCATTCAATTCCCGCTTAGAAGAAAAAGCTAAGCTACACGTTGATAAAGCCCTGCTTGAGCAGGACGAGCTTTACTCAACTAAACTTGAGCAACTCTTAGAAGCTATTGACGCAGATCATTCTGCTAAATTAGAAAAGGTTGTTAAAGCTATCGATAATGATAGAGTATCAAAGCTTAAGGCTGTTGTTACCAAGTATGAAAATACCTTAAATGAGGATGCCGAAGTATTCAAGGCTCAATTGGTTGAGTCCATTTCCGAATACCTCGATGCATTCTTAGAAGAATCTGTACCAACTGCTGAAATTAAAGAAGCAGTTAAAAACAAGAAAGCAATTACTGTACTAGAGGGCTTACGTAAGCACTTAGCAGTAGATAGCGCTCTAGAGAAGCAAAGCATTAAAGATGCTGTTTCAGATGGTAAGAGTCAAATTAATGAAGCCAATTCAAGGCTTGAGTCTGCACTTCAAGAGAAAGATGCTGTAATAGAAGAACTTAATGATATTAAGTCTAATCTTCTTATTGAACAGAAAACATCTAGGCTCGACGAAAGAACAAGTAAGTTTGTTAAGAAGATGCTCAATGGTAAGTCTTATGACTATATCGCTGAGAACTTTGACTACACACTGAAGCTATTCGGTAAAAAAGAAGAGAGCAGGCTTGAGAGCCTGAAAACAGAAGCTTTGAAGGATACTTCCAAGTCAGATGTACTGCAGGAGCAGGTAGTTGTTGAATCAGCTGCTGCTGCTAGCCCGTACATGTCTGAGCTTAGTAAGTACTAATTCTTTCTCCTGTAGATGTTATCTCATGAGTTACCTGGCATGTATGTTTTATAAATGCATGCCTTGGGGTCGAAACAAAAAACTTTATATACATTATGTATATAATTTAACGAAAGGAAATTAAAACTATTATGAATTCAATCCGCCCATCACAGGCTTATATTGACGAATCTAGAGCAGCTTCCCTCTTAGAAAAATGGGCTCCAGTATTGGACTATTCTTCTAAGTCAGTTGCACCCATCGAAGACAGTCACACTCGACTGAACACAGCAATGCTATTGGAAAACCAAGAAGCATGGTGTATTCAAGAGAATGGACCTAACTACGCACCAACCAACGGTAACGTTGCTGGCGCCGGTGGTTCCGTCGGAACCGGACAGACCACTGGTCGTTCTGCGTTTGGTACCCCTGGTACCGACGAGTACGCCCAAGGTGACTTCCGTCTCCCGAAGATCTTGATTCCAATGATTAGACGAACTTTCCCCGAGTTAATCACTAACGAGATTGTTGGTGTGCAGCCAATGGCTGGTCCAGTCGGACTTGCATTTGCTCTTCGCTATCGCTATTCAGGGGAAACCCTTGGTACTGGTATCGACGGCAAAGCCGACAGCCCAGTCGCAGGTGGTAACACTCCTACTGGTCAGGCTGGAATCCTTGCGGATGCCGCTGGTCAAGAGGCAGGTTACAACTACTTGCAAACTGCATACACTGGTACATCCGCTGCGTATCTTTCTGGTACAGGTGACTCTGCGTACAACGTAGATAACCTTATCTCAGAGAGAGACAAGGGTGTAGCTGCTATTCTCAAGAACTTCGAAGTAACTGGAAATATTCCATCCTTTGAAGTATCCTTCGAGAAGACAGCAGTAGAAGCTGGAACTAGACGCCTAGGCGCGCGCTGGTCAGTTGAACTTGAACAGGACCTTAAAAACATGAATGGTATCGATATCGATACTGAATTAACGAACGCTATGTCGTACGAAATTCAGGCCGAGATCGACCGTGAAATGTTGGTCCGTATGATTCAGGTTTCACTGGACGCGGGCGAGGGTGCTGGTTACTCCATCTGGAGTCCTGCTTCCGCCGACGGTCGTTGGTTAGTAGAACGTAATCGTGATTTCTATCAAAGATTAATCATCGAAGCGAACCGCATTGCTGTACGTAACCGTCGTGGCGCTGCAAACTTTATTGTTGCAACACCACGCGTATGCGCCATCCTTGAGATGCTCCCTGAATTCCAGTGGGCACCTGTACAAGGTAACGTAAACACACAGCCTGTCGGAGTAGCTAAGATCGGTAATCTTGGTGGACGTTTCAATGTATACCGTGATACTAGAACAGATGGTAACAACATCGATGCAGTTAATGCAGAGAAGCCTGAGTACGCCCTATTGGGTTACAAGGGACCTGAGTTCTATGACACTGGTATTATCTATTGTCCGTACATCCCGGTTATGGTTCAGCGCACCATTGGTCCTAATGACTTCGCACCACGTGTAGGCTTGCTTACACGTTACGGCGTAGTTGATAATATCTTTGGAGCTAACCTCTACTACCACACTATTCTCGTTACTGGACTTGGGGTCTCATTTACACCTGCTTCAAACAGCGTGTACTTCTAAGACTTAGACAGTATAAGATAAACAAACTTAAGGGTATCGGCTTTCGCCGATACCCTTTTTTTATGTTAATATGTATTATTAAGCTTACTGCTTAGACGTTTTAATATGTACTCTCTGCGGATCAATCAAGGTATCAGCTACGTGAACTAATACGTTTTTATCTGACGCTCTAACAGGGTTAATATCAATACCACCTCTGCGTGCATAGAGACACATAACACCTAACTCAGTAGGTTCAAATGCCTTCATCAGCCGCTGGTAGATACATTCGCAGATCTCTTCATGGAAGTGACACTCGTCTCTAAAGGAGATAATATACTTCAATAGAGCTGCCTTATCAACTGCATGCCTGGACTTCATATGAATCATTACATCACCCCAGTCAGGTTGAGACGTTACTCGGCAGTTACTCTTAAGCAACGCTGAGTGATACTTAACTTCAACGTCTGTATCACCTGACGTCTTACCCTCTTCTAGGAGCTCAGGCGTCTCGTTATATACAGTATATTCAATATCCTTATCACATACCTGATCTTCGAGCGTGTCATACTTATCCAACGACCATTGTTGATGAGCAGATACATCGTACTGATCGACGGCTGCCGGGTCGAAGAAGTTAACAGCTACATCAGTCTCGAGTAGCTGACTAAGATCTTCACTAACTTTAGATTCGAACTGCGCTACTGCTCCATCTTGACTACCTTCAAACTGCGTCATATTAAAGGAGTTAAGGTATAGTTTAATACTCTTACTCTCGACGATATATGTGCTATTGCAATCATATACAATCTTTACAACACCGGTTACAGGTCGTCCGTTACTCAGAAGAAAGGAACACTCATACGCATTCCACGTATCATAACCGACGAAGGGTAAATCACCCTCTACAATACCTAGGTATCCTCTATTATTTGATCTAGGCTCCTTAACAAGCAATTCAGGGTCATATTGACTCTTATACTGCGATGTCTGTCCTAAGTGCTTACTAATTCTGCTATTATCTAGTTCTTTATTTGCCATAATTTTCTATCTCATTATATACTACTTTCATACGATTTTCAACTGATCCTTTCAATCTAACTACCTTAGTTGAGGTCTCTGTTGAAGCTAAAACCCTCTCAAATATATCTACAATATTGTTTCTAAACTCTACGTCGATGCTTCTCTCCCCGTCGTCAACCAATGGGATGTCAGGTTCAGTGTAGAATATAACATCCACCTTATCAACAAGCTTACGATATAGATATGACGCATACTCCATTACATCCGCACCTACCTTACCACTGCAATGCAGGTACCTCGTATACACCAAGCCATCCAATATACATCTATCTAAAATAACATCTTTATCTTTATATGTAAGATAATTATGCATATGTCGATTTAGAATAGCTAACTGCGTAAACTCATCACCATCCTCATTAATAGAGAGGTCATATGTCTTCTTAACCCATCTAGTTACCTCAGGCTCAAATTCATACGATTTAAACTTTTCATCATCTCTACATCTTTTAAGTAGAGTAGACTTACCTGTACTTTGAGCTCCTGTAAAACTAACTATCATATTACTGTATAATGGATTTAAATTGCATAACGTTATAGTAGATAGCCTCTTTCTGAGTATCAGTTACTTCATGATCGATAAGATCAGCTAACTTAATAGAAGGCTTATCTACTAACCCTAGATTACCATTATAACGTAGTTCCTTAATACCAGCTACAACCGGATTAGAGGTATCGATCGTTCTAATATTCTTAATATCACCGTAATGCCCAAACTCTGAAGCTAATGAACACCCGAGTAGGTGATGAGGCTTCTGCCAATTCCATACACCATCATTGATAAGATCACGAATAAACTTCTGTCTACCTGTACACCAACGCTCTAACTCTGTACCGCCCCTACCAGTCGCAATATAGTAGCTATAATCAAAACTAATCGCAATATAGTCAGCGTGCCTTGACATATACTGATAACACTCAACTAACTCATCGTATGTACGACCCTGCACGACGCCTATTTTTAGACCAGGTAAATCACTATACTCTTTCGTAAACTTAGAGAAGTCTACCATTGTCTGATAACCGTCTTCAAGTACATCAGGTACAATATAGTATGTAGGTCGTAACTCTTTAACATACTCAGCAAATTTAACACTATCGAACGCTTCACCTAATTCAAAGATACTGTTATCTAGTAGAACTTCTCTACCGCAGGCTATAGAGCGCTTAAAGAACTTCAGGTAATCCGGGTAGGTTTCAAATAAATGTACAAGAGCGTAATCGTAATCGTTATAAGTAATTGACTCCTCGAGCATAGATAGAGGAGTTTCGTGGGATATCATTTTCGTCATATACCTATTATAACGGCTAAACCGCGTATATCAAGTAAATAATTATATGGCTTTTAGTATACCTGATATTCCAGTTCCAGAAATTCCAAGTCTTTGTAACGCTTTACCAATTGACGATATAGCTGCAAAACTTACTGATGCGTTACCTTCACAGTTAGCTGGATTGTCTCCCGATATTAAAGATTTTAAGGTCGATTCAGCTATAGCTTCTATAGCACCAGATATGGAAGCTCTCGTAGGCGATACTGTTAATAATTACAGAGATAAGCTAACTGGACTGTTACCTGAAGTACCTGACTTCAGCGAGATTCAAAGTGCCGCAACAAATGTACTTAACGGTGAGATTCCAGATTTAGGCCAAATAAAAGCGCTAGCCTCAGCAGCTATTTTTGATAAGTTACCTGATGTAGCAAAAGACGCGTTAGGTGCTGTAAATGCTCTAAAAGACCAGAAGTTAGACCTACGAATTGCAGCTACTGATTTTCTAAAACAGCAAAAAGAATGTGTAACTGCTGATATAACCAAGGGCGCGGAAACTGCTTCATCATTCGGAGACATGCTCGGCGACGTTACTACTAATGTTAGTCAGCTTGCAAATACAGATCTACGCGACTTTAGTGTAGATGTATCATCACTAGATTCGGCTAAAAGTTTAATATCAGGAGACGTATTGGCAAAAGCCGCTGCAGCATTAAAGGCTGGTGTAACAGTCGCTGAGAGAAAAGAAGCTACATCTGCCGTTTTACAGAATGTATTAGCCAGGGTACCTAGTAAGGGCATTGGGGTCGGTGGCTCATCAATACCTGGGGTGACCACTACAGGAGTACCAAGCTTACCAACAAGTATACCCGGAGTCACTACCACAGGCGCGTCAAGTATATCTCCTACCGGTAGTCAAAGTACCTCGCCTACACCGCTTTTAACAGCTGCTGCATATAAATTAATACTAGACTTTGAAGTGGGTGGTGGGGCTAGTTATTATAACGCTAGGCTTAGCCGACCTACTTGGCCAGGTGTACAGTCTGGCGTTACAATTGGCGTTG